TTGCGTTTTCAGGACCAAGTAAGGTACGCCCTGTCCCTGACGTTTTGTATGCCGTAAGACGCCACCCAAACCGCTCAAACACAATCGTGTCGTTCACCGCCACCGTCATACCTGTCGCAAGGGCCAGATCCGTCGGGCCAATAAAAGGGTCAACAAGTCGGATAGTTGCCGCGCCCGTGCTCTCAATCCGCAAACCGTATCCATACCACCCAGCCGAACCAATGCCGTTGCCAAAAATAAAGAAACGGCCCGACTCCGGCAACGTTGTGATTGTGAACTGACCTGAAAAGAATGCTAAGGGTGCACCGGCGGCCTGACGGTAGCGCGATATTCCTGCGTATGTGCCAGCGGATGACGAATACCACGCACCGCCAAATGTTCCATTCCTATTGAGGTCGGTTGGCACAGTTCCCGTTGCCCACGCTGTATCAAAATCCATACGCCACCCAGGAACAAGGTCAGCGTGCTTCATCGTCTTAGAACGTAAAGGCAGGAACAGACGGTCGCCACCAGCGTTGATTGCGTCAGAAGCGGGCCACGCGCCGGATGCTTTTGGCCCAACGACCTTAGAATAAACAGGCTCGCTGTTTAAGGGGTCGTAGGCTGTGATCATCATGTCGCCGTTGTTGCCTGTTGCGTTGTTCGGGGTGTGGGAGTTGGTTTGAACAACAACTTTGCCATCACCGGTCGCCGCTTGGTAAGTAGGTGCAACACCCGCACCATTCGCGGTCAAAACCTGACCAGCGGTACCAGCCGCTAACCGCGTCACAGATGATGCGCCATTGGCCACGATCAGATCACCGGTTGTGGTCACAGTGGATTTGGGCACAGCACCATTGGCCAAATCGTAAGCCGACTTCACCGCATTAGGTGTTGCGGCTGTGGTCGTAGATGTTGAAGACGTGGAATCGGTAAGTTGAACCGCACCCTTCACAGATGTGGTCGCATCAGCAATGGTCAAAGTCCGATCAGCGGAAAGATCACCACCGCCAGCCAAAGGCGCGGTTGTGCTAATCGTGCGGGCCGTTCCCACCTTGCCGGCCAGATCGGTGACCAAACCTGTGACCTGCGATTGTGCGACAGTCAAAGTTGATTGCGCCGCATTCTTCCACAAATTCGTTGCCGAATCGTATTTCAGCAAATCGCCATTAGTCTTGGAAGAAATCAACACATCGTGGATTTCGTCCAATTCGTAGCCGTTTTGCACCTTCACGTAGATTGCGCCAACGCTAGGATTTTTGCGGGCAATTACGCCCAAGTAGACCATGTGAATTGGTGCAACAGGCTCGGTGACAGTCCACCCACCAGCAACAGAACCAGACAGATACACAATCTGCCCATCGCTTGCAGCAGCACTGGTGTCAACACCCTCAAGGTAACCCTCAACTATCACATAGCCATCGGCGTTGTTAGCAATCGCTTCGTACACAAAACCGTGCGTGCGTGCCGAAGTTGCATCAGAAGTGGCCAAAGCCTTGGTCACATTCACATGGTTGCCGGTAGCGCCCGACAAATACACCGCCGTGCCTTTTGCCAGAGTCGCCCCAGTGCTGTTTCGCACCTTTGACAAAACAGGCTTGCCCAACACTTCAAGGTCATCAATGCGTGCATCCACCGTGGCAAACGCGCCTTGCGGGCTCAACCCAAGGGTGGTTTGCACCGCTTCAATCGCGTTAGCCTCATCGGTGTGAACGATGTCGTGCTCAAACCCTGCGTCGTCTTCCTTGGTTGTGGCGGTTGGTTTCGCCAGTGAGTCATATCCAGCGGGGTACGCGCTCGGCATGTCTTGCTCCTTCGGTGTTGCTACTCTGCGGTGGTTTTGCGCGCGCGCTTGGTCGCGTCGCCCGAGCCAGTGGCCTCAGCCGGTGCACTAACACCGAGTGCCTTCAACTCAGCCTCAATCAACACAACACGGTCGCGTTGCTTCTTCACAACCGCACCCGCGAGTTCGCGTTGGTACGCCTCAATCAAGTCTTGCTTCTCCATCTTGCGCTCCTAAGTTAGCCGAACCGGCACCCCCACCCAACCAGCCTTCCCCTGCTTGGTTGGGTGAGAGAACCGGTTAGGGTTAGAACGTCGGCGTTACCAGTCCGGTACCGGTCACAAGACCGATGCTCTTGGGGTAACGCTCCGTGATGATTGCTGCGTAGTTGTACAGGCGGAACAAGACCGACAACTGGTCGGCCTTCGTCTCGCGGAACGCCTCAGCACGCTGTGCACCTTCGAACAACACCAAGTCCGAGAACCGACCAGCGATGATCGTGTCTTGGTTGGTGCCCGCACCCGAGTTGGTGGGGATGTTCGGGTCAAGGTAAACAGGCAAACCGAGCAACGTGCCAACGGCACCCTGCGCAACGGTGGCATCACCGATTGCCATCGGGTTGTAAGCGTTGGCGGTTGGTGTTACGAGAGGACGCAGGCTGCTGTCCAACGCAGCCAAGAAGAACCCCCACCTGCGGGGGTGCATCACGATAGCGTCAGCCGGCAAGTACCGGTTGGACGCGATCTGCTGCACGACATCCGCGATCTTTGCAAACGCTTCTCCGGCGGTTGGTGTGGCGTCGGTGTACGTGCTCGCCGAAGTGGACGAGACGTTCAAGATGCCCTTCTTGCCTGTGGCGTTGTTGCTCAGGCAGAACACGTCAAGGCGCGTCGCGTAGTCAGCAGCAAGGTCACCCAAGATGATGGAGTCCAAGTTGACTGGCGACTGCTCAACGAGTTGCACGGACACAACCTGCTGGCCGGCGATCGTTGCAACGTTACCGACGACCGAGGAGGTCACCATGTCGGTGTTGCTCACTGCGCTGTTCTGCGAAGATTGCTCAGCGGTGCTCGCACCGGTGGTGATCTTCGGCAGGTTGATGCTGTCGGTGCCGGTTGGGAGTGCCATCTTGCTGAACAAGTCAGCAGTGACACGACCCGCGCGGGCGAGGGCTACGTAGTCTTGAACCATCCATGCTGGTGGCACGAATTCGCCAATACCACCATCGGTGGTGGAGATGGCGCGGTTCTCGCGGTCTGAACGGAGCAGACGGTCACGAGACTCAGCAACATCGCCACGGTTCAACGACACTGCAGTCAGGTCGCGGAAGTAAGACGGTGAGTTGGCATCGCCCTTGCGGTACGTGGTGGGCTCACTGGTCACTTGGACCGAGGCTGCGCGGGTCTGAGGTGCGTCGGCGATTTCTGCCTTGCGGGCCTCTTCGGCAACTAGGGTCTTGTGCTGTGAGTCCATCGCATCGCGTTCTGCAACTAGCGCAGTGAACGTTGCGGTTTCTTCATCGGTAAGGGCCGATCGGCTTTCGCTGTCTGCAGTTGAGATCAACGCATCAATCTTGGTCTGCAATTCAGCGCGCTGCTCGGCAACACGATCTGAGAGGGCCATATCTTGGCTCTCCTTTCATTGTTGTAGCGGTTGATGCCACTGACGTCGGGTGGTGGCTGCACAAGTAACAGGTGGTGGTCAAAGACTCCGGCGTGTTACTGTATGCGCTCCGGCGCGCACGCTGATGTGGCGAAACTCGGAACCGGTTGGCACCGAGAAAACAAGAAGTCAAATCCTACGAGCCTTCGCACGAGCGAGCGACAAGCCCATGCCAGTTGGTTCGGCTGAGTCCATCTCCTCGGGCATCGTCTCAGAATCCGACGGTTCAAGCGTGTCAGGGTCTTCGCTCGGCGCACCACCCAATTCAGTGATCACACTGGCCAACACCTCACCCGCTGAATCAACCACCTCGTGTCCAATCTCAATGACCTCGCACGCGTTGCGGATCGCGGTCAACACGCCTTCAAGGAGCGTTATGTTCGCCGGCGTCAACTCACCCGCGCGCAACTCAAACAGGGCCTCATCCAACCGACCAGCCTCAACACCCCGCGACGCCGAACGGACCGCCATGTCACGCATACTGGCCGAGGTCGTTGGGCTTGCTGGGTAGGTCACGATTGAGACGTCAAACAAACGGCACTCAAGGATGGTGCGTTGTGTGTAATCCGGCGACCACGATTGCCTCACAACTGAGAACGCGAAACTCATCTGGTCCAAGTCACCACGTGACATCGCGGATCGGATCGTCTGCACCAGTGGGCTTTTAGGGTCAAGTTGTGCCTCGCAGAACAGACCGACCTCATCCTCACGCAATGACAAGGTGCCGGACTTGGTGCGGGCCAAAGGCACGCCGTCGTGGTTCAGCATCAGGCGCACGTCGTCATTCTCAGACAAAGCCTTCGCGAACGCACCCGCAGCAACCTGCTCATCGTATTCGCCCAACATATCACTGACACGGTACGGTGCACCGATCACGGATGCGTAGCCCGAGAACGTGAGCGAGCCATTCGCGCTGGCGCGCATCTCAAGGTTTTGCACTGAAACACTGCGCACCTCGCGCAGGTGCGACCGCTTGGTGGCGGTTGGTTGGGTCATGGGGTTGTGCCTTCCACTGGGGGGTTGTTGCCGGTTAGGGTGGACAGATCTGCACCATTCAACGCCGAGTTCAATGGCAACAGGTAGTCGTCGCCGAACTCAGGCACAGGAGCAAGATCTTCCTTCTGCCTGATCTCATTGAGCGACAAGAACCCAGCCGTGCGTGCAGTCTGGTAGGCTGCGAATCGCGTGGTTGTATCGGCCTGCAAAAGGTCTGACAGGTCAAACCGCACGAAATATTGGGGCGGTAACATCGCACTGAGCGTTTGCTCAATGCGCTTCAAATAGGGACGCAACGTGTAACGGATGAAACCGATGGACTGTTGCTCAATGCCAGTGCCCCACGACGTGCTCTTGTCCGTGTCACCCAACATGTGCGGTGGGACACCGAATAAGGCCATGATGTCGGTACGCTGGAACGCACGAGTCTCCAAGAACTGCGCCTGCTCCGGTGTCACGCTAATTGGGCGGAACGTCGCACCACCAGTCAACACTGCTGGGATGTGCGACTTAGATAGGCCACCGTGCGACTGAGACCACGAGGCTGCCATCACCTTCGCGTCGTCAGCGGTCATCGCGCCATCAACCTCAATCACACCCGAGACCGTCGCGCCCTGCGAGAAGAACAAAGACCCGAACTCCTGAGCAGCGAGTGCTAGGCCGAACGTCTCGCGCGCTTCCAGTGGGCTGAGCCCCAAGGGGCTCGCACCGGACACCATCAGCGGGATGTGCACCAAATCCTCGGTTGGGATCTTGTGGCGGTTGACTTCCCACTCCCAACCGTGCACTACCGAGCCGTCTTTGATCAGTTTGGTCTTGACGTCCTCGGGGTGCAGCGGTGTCAGTGCTGTTGGGTACCGGCCATCGCGCGCGACCACAGCGGAG